GTACATTGAAATGTCTTCGTTGTGCTCGGCAAGAAGTCCCCAACGGGTTAGTTAATACCGAGCTAGACCTAGAGTTCTTTAAGAAAAATCTTACACCTGAGTTTATCGTCGGCAATGTAGAGAAGATTACGTTCTGCGGCGACGACGGCGATCCCATATACGCACACGATTTGATACCTGTTATTGAATATATCAAAAGCATTAAGCCTGTTGAAATTGTTATTGTTACCAACGGGTCACATAAAAAATTAACCTGGTGGATCAACTTAGGCAAATTGCTAGATTATAACGACACTGTACATTTCAGTATTGACGGTTATGATAATGCAAGCAATAATTTATATCGTGTCAACAGTGATTGGAATAGCATAATTGCAGGCCTACAAGCACTTAGATCAACTAGCCGTTGTAGAATTGTCTGGGCTGCTATTGCATTTAAATTTAACGAAGATCATTTAGAATTTATGCAGGAGTTTGCAAAAAAACTTGGTGTTGACACTTTTCAATTAACAAAAAGCACAAAATTTGGTCGTATCTATCCCAGCTACGGCATCGACGATCCATTACAACCTAGCGCAAAGTTTGTAAGCAGTTCACATAGATTTGAGCGAGAACAAATTAATTTTACTGTTAGATCAGATACAGTACATACTGCCAACATAATGCTGTATAATAATATCAAGGATAAAAATAATATTGTGCCGTTGTGCGAAATTGGCAATAAAGGATTATACATTGATGCCCGCGGTCGTCTGTTTCCTTGCTGTTGGGTAGCCAATCGTTATAGTCACAACAACGAATGGCAAACTATTGCCGAGAAGTTTAATTTACATATACGATCGTTAAAAGATGCGTTAGCAGACCCATTTTGGGAAACAGAATTTAAAACATTTCGTTGGCAAGAATGTCAAACAAAATGTAACAGCAAGATAGTAGATGAAAAATATGCTACCCAATGGTAAACAGATAAGTATGTACCATGACATGGTATCACAATGGACAAGCTGTTACAGAACTACCCAATGACATTGTTGGGTTTGTTTACTTGATCACTAATGTTACGACCGGCAAGATGTATGTGGGCAAAAAGCTCGCAAAGTTTGCAAAGACCACTTATAAAGTAGTAAAATTAAAGAATGGCACTAAAAAACGTAAAAAAATTAAATCAAAAATAGACTCAGACTGGCAACAATACTACGGCAGCTCCCCCAATCTCACAGAAGACGTCAATCAGCAGGGCACAGACAATTTCAAACGCGAAATATTATACTACTGTAAATCAAAGTCCGAATGCTCGTACATAGAAGCACGTGAACAATTTTCACGGCGAGTACTGGAATCAGATGACTACTACAATGGTCACATTCAAGTACGTGTACATGGATCACACATAAAAAACAAACTTTAACAGGCAACGAACGGCAGTAACGACTAGCACTGGTTCATATCGAGTGCCCTACACCTGGACGAGAGTCGCAGGGACGGAAGTCTTCTCGCTGCAAGAAGCACTCAATCACTATCCTTAACAGGACGACGATCGCTTAGTAAGACCTGCGATTTGATTGTTTGAAGATGAAGAAAAGGCAAAAAGAAGGGAGAAAAACCCTGGGTTCATACATATGACTGCGTATGTGTATAAACTGCCGTTGTATAAGACGGAGCTCGAGGTACCGGACAACCGCCTCTGTAATGCTCTAACGCTAGTGTGGCTGGACTACTCAGATGAGGTACCAGTTTTTTCTTAGCCCTGTGCGGGCTAAGTGTGGCCAGTTAATCTAGATGAGATACGTACACATCACTTCGTTTCGTGGTTCCATCACTTGATAAAGAAACATGTTGTGAGCGCAAGCGAAACAACAGATGTGCGTCAGCACATCTTATAATGAATCAGGCCAATCACGAAATAAGGCATGTTGAATATCACCGGAAACAAACTGATTGAATGATCTGTGTTTGTTTTCTAACTCACCCTCGAGTGGTGCTACTCGACGAAAAGCCAAATCCATTTGCGCCATGTCTGTGAATTCCATCATGATGTGCCATTCGGGCATGTCAGCAATGGATCTGAATCCCATCTTGCATCTGGTTATTCTAAACGATTCCATCTTGCCTTCATCCACTAGATGCTGTAGGAATCCACGCATGTTGGTGACCCAATCTAGATCTGTGATGTCACCTTCTTTGTTTGCCCAAATGTGATATATGTCCATTATGTCATTGGTCCCAGTAGTTCAAAGCCTTCGAGGCCTTGTTTATATAAATGTGCTTGATCCAAATACAGATACTGGAATCCTCTTTCTCTATAAATGGCACATTCAGTTATCAGACTTTCTATGCCTAATCGCATTCGTGGTCTATGATACGTCCACGCAAACTGTTCGCACAGTGCGTTATCGTCATCAAATCTTTTGATTAAACTAAATGCCACCAGTTGATTGTTGTCGTAGTAACCGATGATGTCGGTCATTGGATCAGTGTACTGCCTGGGGAATATGGGCATGACACTGCCAAAATGGCGGTAGATACAGTAAGTTCTGTAAATCTCGTTCAGCTGGTTGATGTTGTCGTCGGTAGCCAGTAGGTATTGGTACACAACTGTAGGTTGATATGTGGTCTTTGACAAATCAATACGTGCGTATTCGTATGTCATGGTCTGGGATCTTCACGGCCAGCAAACAAAACTTTCAAGTATTCTTCGTCCCAGCCATCGTAAAATCCTTTACTGCCCAAGATCTTGGCAAAGTGATTGAGTTTGGCCAGGTCCTGTACAAACACAATGGCATAAGTGCCTTGATTCATTACTACACCGTTGACCAATTCTGCATCGTTGGGGTGGTCTGCTAGAGCAATCAAGCCCTGCGAACTCAGGTGTACAAAGTTGGCAGTGTCGACCAACTGATTGAATTCATCAGCTGGCCAACGTTCGCGGCCGTATACCAAGGCCACAACATCAAAGTCGTTCATTACCACGTGTTTGAGATCGTCTATGGGATTGTAGCAGCCCTGACGTATGTCAACTTTTTTGCTGAGTCTGGCTTGACGAGCATACGGGCACGGTGCCCAACCATTGAGTAAAGGCGTGGGCTTTTCAACAAAGTCTACGATCCAATGCTCAATTTCCTGTTTGGCTTGTTCAAAATTCATGATTAATAAAACGGTAGTCCAGATTTTTTAGTAGTTTCTAAGTTTTCTTTGATTAAGGCATTTATCAACTTGCGCTCTTGAGGTGATAGTCCCATTGCTTGATCATAAGTGAGACCACCTCGCATGTACCAACTGAGTCTTAGAGCTTCTTCTCTAATCCCTTCGCATTCCTTGTCCAGTGATTCCACCAGCTTGGGAATTTGCTCAGAGTTCGAGTTTAAGAGTTGGTTACGAAAAAATTTGACATGTCCAGGGTAAATGGCTGGTCAAACTGGGTCGAGCATTCAGTGCAGGTGATCTTGAGTGATTCTGTTTCAGATTCCTGTTTGAGTTTTACAATGTGATCTCTAATGGAGTTAAACGCAGCGCGATCGCAGTTTTGTAAAAATTCCAAGATGTGCGCTGTTTCAGTTACCACAGCATCAGCAGTGCGTATGGCACTGATACTTTGAGCGATGCTCTTGATTGTGAGTGCTGTGATTCTCAAAAATGACTCGCCTAGTCGTTTCATTTTTTCTTGATCATCGATGTCAGCATCGCTCATGGTTTGCATGGATTTTTGATCTTCAAACTGCAACTGATTGTTTTCGTTCATCTGTTGATAGCTGAGTGGTCTAAAGAAAAACTTTAGACCTTGGATGTCCATACTGGATTCATAGTCAGGCGTCTTGATGTTGGCCAATATATTTCTTAGATCCACTTGGTACTCGTTTTGTGTGTCACAGTTTGGGCATCTAGTGTTGACATCCATTTCGTGTCCGTATGTGGCAATACGCACAGCTACTAGCAGGGTGTCTACATCAATAGACGGCATGGCCCAGGCATTTTTGACGCTGGGTACGCAGCTTTCGAAGATTCTGATCACAGCAGAACCGTTGAACAAGGCATCTGGAGTGCGTGTGGTGATTTCGTCTACAGCAGTCATAGGATAGATGGGTAACTCGCCATTGGGCGGAATCGCTACAGTGCCTTCTGGCCAGAATTTACCTTGACTGGGCAGTCGGGCATAAATCACCGGTTGTCGAAAATACTGCTTTAACGGGTTAGTAGTTTCTGTCATTTTTTATCGCCATAAATATCACTATACTTATAGCCTGGACATATGACCGAACAAGAAATGGAAGCCATTTATACGAAGTTGCGTAACGGCATCACGCTGACCAACGACGAGATGATCAAGCTAGCCAGAGAATCTGGCTACATGGCTGGGCAATTCAAACGACTCGGCGTTGGCATAGACGAGTTTAAAGCAAACATAAAACGAGCTGCTGACGAACTTCCTGCTCAACTAGCCAAATCAGCTGGTAACACTGCCAAAGAAACTGCAAGATTTACCAAAAGCTTAGCCGAAGCCAATCAAGGATTCACTCAATTAAATCCCATCATTGATGCTGCTGCCTCGGCGCTTTCGGCTTTTCCTGTTCTAGGAACTTTGGCAAAAGGAGCAGCTGAAGCCACCAAGTTCATGATGGGTCAGTTGCAGAACGCAGCTGATGCTTTCCAAGATGTGGCCAAAGTAGGTGGATTAACTGCCAGGGGCATGAGCGGGCTGCAACAGCAGTTCCTGTCTAGCGGCATGACGCTGAAAGCCTACACCAAAACCATCAGTGCCAACTCGGCTGCACTAGCCAACTTTGCTGGCAGTGTAGGTGAAGGAGCAGATCAGTTTGCTCGTACTGCTGGAACAGTGCAAAAAGAATTTGGATTAGGACTACGAAAATTAGGTTATCATTTTGATGAGATCGGCGAAAACACTGCTGCTTATATTGCACGACAATCTAGACTAGGGCTTGCTCAAGGTAAAAGTCACGAAGTATTGGCAGCAGGCGCACATCGTTACATGCTTGAGCTTGACGAATTAACCAGGTTAACCGGCGCCAGCAAAGAAGAAATAAAGAAAGAACAAGATTCGCAAATGAGTGAGCTGATATATCGTTCACATATGGAAAAAGTAAGAGCGTCTGGTGATGCCAAGGCCATTGAAGAAATGGAAAAACATTCACAAAACGTGGCTGCAATTACCAAACAGTTTCCAGACGTGGCACGGGCTATGAAAGATGGTGTAACTGGATTTGTCGGAGTTACTAAATCTAGTATAGACGGAGCTTTGTCATTCGGCGGCGATTTAGACAAGTTAAATCAGGCTGCAAAAGGTGATTCGGCCTCTTTCTTAAACGATTTATCGGCGGCTGGTAAAAAAGCGTTACCATTAGCTACTGAGATGGGTTTAGTGGGAGTTCAATTTGGTATACACCAAAGCCAACTTGCCGATTTGTCGGCTATGCAGATTCGCGATGGAAAAATAATACAAAAGGATCAAGAGAACACTCTCAAAGGACCCGGTGATAAATTAACTAACCAAACAGTAAGTGCGCAGCAAAACATGCAGGAATTGTCAATCCAAGTTCACAAGCTAGGGTTCACTTTAATGCCTGCTGCTGCCACAGCAGTTAATTCTTTTACTGGGGGATTAAACAAACTTGTTAAGATGATTCCAGGACTTAAGGATGTCGGGGCAATACCGTCCAGTGGCGGAACCGCTGGAGTACCTGGCCAAACAGGTGCATATAATGCTTCCCAACCCATGTCGCGGGCTCAAAAGGCCGCAGTTCATAAAGCAATGGTAGAACAACAAGCAATTGCATCTCTACCAGAAAGACCAACTGCTGGCACAGGTAATCTTGGTGCCGGTCCTGTGTTTGGAGCACCAGACACAACTAGAGCCGATCGAGTACAACTCACACTAGATGAAATGCGTGACGAACTTAAGAAGCTGGTCAAGCTGGGTGGTATTCCGGGCGGCGGGGCTTCAGGTCAGCAAGCAGCTCAAGCTGCCTTAGCTGAACACGATCATGCACACCCGCATCCACCTGCTGCTGATGTAAGTCCGGAACTGGCTGCCAAAATTGGAACACTAGTAGCTCCATTGGAAAAAATGAACCAGACCAGTGGGTTTATACGAAACGACGGTAAAACCATGCACGGTGCTATCGACCTGGCAGGTAAAATCGGCGACAAGGTCATGGCCCCTATATCAGGTGTGGCCAAAGTACTAAGCGACCCCAAGGGCTACGGCAACTATGTTGAAGTCACTGACACTATAACAGGTGTCAAACACATCTTGGCTCACCTGGACAAGACCATGGTCAAGACCGGTGACGTGATCAAGGCTGGTACTCAGATTGGTACTGTAGGCAACACTGGTATGAGCACCGGTGCACACCTGCACCACGAAGTTCGCTTGCCAGATGGCACAAAAATTGACCCCAGTCAATTCTACGCCGGTGCTAAAAGAGCACCTGGTGCTGGCGGTGCCTTGGGTAGTTTAGCACAAAAATACGAAAGTGGCGCTGCTGGCAGCATGGCTGTGGGAGTAGACAAGGTTGGAGGAACCAGTTACGGAAAATATCAGATTGCATCTAAAGTGGGTGCCATGGATGATTTCCTTAAGATGCTGGATAAAACCAATCCAGAAGCTGCGGCCAGATTGCGTGGTGCAGGACCAGCTGATGCTGGCACAGGCGGAAAGTTTGCTCAAGAATGGAAGGCCCTGGCCAAATCTGGTGCCTTGGGCGACGCAGAGTCGCAGTTTGCCATGGAAAAAATATTCAAGCCGGCCATGGGTGGTCTCAAAGATCAAGGCTTAAAGAAAATGATTGAAGGCAACAAAGGCCTTCAAGAAATGTTCCATAGCACTGCTATACAGCACGGCGCAAGTGGTGGAGCTGGAATTCTAAACAAAGTTTACAAGCCAGGCATGAGCAAGGAAGACCTTGTCAAGGCCACTTATGCAGAACGCGGCACAAGATTTGGCGGCAGCACAGAGGAAGTTAGGGCCAGTGTACAAGGACGATTTGGTAGAGAACAGCAAGATGTTTTAGCTATGTTAGGCATGCCAGGAGCAGCACCCGGAGCAACAACAGCCACAACACTGGCAACACCACGAGCTCCAACCGCTGCGCCCGTCAGTTCCGCAGCCACAGCAGGTCTAGCAGGGCAAGGACAAAACGTGATCAGCAGTGGTTTGTCAGCAATTACTACGGCACTGTTTGGTGGCGGAGCTCAAGGGGCACCTGGCACAGCAGATGCAGGTCTTGGTGGCGGGGGTTCAGAAACGGTGGCACTGCTGTCACAATTGGTGGCATTAAGCCGAGATCAAAACTCTAATTTAAGCAAGATACTTAGTGCTAGTACTGCATAATGATAAGTACAAGACAATAATTTACGGATCAGCAAATGGCAGATACAGATAAAAAAGGTTGGAAAAAATACTTCAAAGTAGCCAATGTAGGCGGTGAACTCAGCCCGCTTTCAGGCAAAGGTTCCGACGGCCTGCCGGGATATGGACGCAACGATGGCCGAGATCCCATGCGAGGACATGCTGATGTAGCATATCGCAACTACGCCAGCCGTTTGCCCGAAGTATACTCAGGACACCCTAACCGTATTGAACGCTACAATCAGTACGAGAACATGGATAGCGATAGTGAAATCAATGCATGTTTAGACATCTTGGCAGAATTTTGCACACAAGCCACTGCTGACGACGCCTTGCCGTTTCAAGTCAAAGACACTGACAAACCTACTGATCACGAAATTGAAATCATTAAAAAACAGTTACAGCAGTGGGTCAAACTGAACAAGCTGGATCAGCGTATCTTCCGCATCTTCCGTAATACTTTAAAGTACGGCGATCAAGTATTTGTCCGCGATCCAGAATCATTTGAAATGTACTGGGTTGACATGACCAAAGTGGCCCGTGTGATTGTGAACGAAAGCGAAGGCAAACGTCCCGAACAGTATGTGATCCGTGACATCAATCCCAACTTTCAAAACTTGTCGATTGCTGTCAAGACCACAACCGACTATCAATCAACACCACCGTCGGGTGCTTATGTAGCACCTTACAACTACACCGCACCCAATGCCGGTGCTGGTGGACAGGGCGGATCGGGCAGTAGATTTAGTGCAGCCATGAACGAAACTGTATTGGATGCCAAACACGTGGTACATCTGGGTCTAAGCGAAGGTTTAGATTACTACTGGCCGTTCTCAATGAGTGTTCTGGAAACCATATTCCGTGTGTTCAAACAGAAAGAGCTCCTGGAAGATGCTGTGCTGATTTATCGTACAGCGCGAGCTCCTGAACGCAGAGTATTTAAAATTGACGTGGGTAACATGCCTAGCCACATGGCCATGGCCTTTGTTGAGCGTGTCAAAAACGAAATCCATCAACGCCGTATTCCCAGTAACACCGGTGGTGGTCAACACATTATGGATAGTAGTTACAATCCTCTATCTATTAACGAAGATTACTTTTTCCCACAAGGCGAAAACGGTCGCGGATCAAGTGTTGAAACCCTGCCTGGTGGTAGTAATCTTGGTGAAATTGATGACTTGAAATACTTCAATAACAAGATGTGTCGTGGCCTGCGTGTACCCAGCAGCTACTTGCCAACCGGTCCAGACGATTCGGATCGTCCTATGAACGACGGCCGTGTGGGCACAGCACTCATACAAGAGTACCGGTTTAACCAGTACTGCGAACGTCTACAACGCTTGATTATAACAAAGCTAGACGACGAATTCAAGATGTTTATGCGTTGGAGAGGATTCAACATTGACAGTGGCCTGTTCTCAATTGCATTTAATCCACCACAGAACTTTGCCAGCTATCGCGAAGCAGAGTTAGATACAACCCGTGTTACCACATTCCAGGCCCTAGAACCAATCCCTTACATGAGCAAGCGTTTCTTATTGAAACGTTACTTGGGCTTGACCGAAGAAGAAATTGCCGAAAACGAAGAACTCTGGGCAGAAGAGCGTGATCAAGCAGAACCTGCTGGAACCACAGGATCTGACCTGCGTGGCGTTGGCGTCAACCCTGCTGATTTTGAAGGTGACATTGCCACTGGTGAAGAAATGGCTGGCCTGGGCGAACCCGGCACTGCTGGCGCACCACCACCAGCAGCCGGCGGCGCACCCGGCGCACAACCTGGCGCTGCTGTAGTACCACCGCCAGCTCCAGGCGCGGCATAAATATCCGTATGATCTTGAACGAACTTTATCAACGTGAGCCTGGTGCTTACCAGGACTTGCAAGCAGACAATACCCAGCCCCGCCTGGGTGATCTGCGTAAAACCAAGCTGACTCTGCGTCAACTCAACAAGCTGCGCAAGATGCAAGATGTACGCGAGTACGAGTTTAAAGAAAAACTCAAACGAGTCAAAGTCATGTACGCTCCGCCAGCTCAACCCATAGCCTAAAAACTTCTGTGCATTGTTAACAGAAATTTAATAAAACCACCAAAAAACCACCGTTAACTAGTAAGATTATTTCATTATATGTAAATATCTTACAGAGCCATTACATCGGAGGGTCCTCATGAATAAGTTTGAACAACTAATTGAATACGTCATCAATGATGACGAAGCAAAAGCACGTGAGCTGTTCCATGACATCGTTGTGGAAAAAAGCCGCGCCATCTATGAAGAAATGATGGAAGAAGAGCAAGAAGAAGAAACCATGGAAGAAGCTGTTGAAGACGACGCAGAAGCCATGGAAGAAGGCATGCATGACATGGGCGGCGATCAAGCCGGCGACCTAATCAACGACATTGAAACAGAAGAATCTGGTGTTTCCATGGGCGAAGCCGAAGATGAAGTCGAAATGGACGCTGAATTTGGCGACGAAGAAAGCGACGCTGGCTTAGAAGATCGTGTTGTTGATCTTGAAGATAAGCTGGACGAACTCATGGCTGAATTTGAAAGCCTGATGGGCGACGACGGCGGCGCTGACGAAATGGACGCAGAAATGGACATGGAAGTTGGTGACGACATGGACAGCGAAGAAGTAGTTGACGACGAACTCGAAACAGAAGGCATGTACGAAAACGTTGATCTCAAAGCTGCTCCAAAGCCAGTTACCGCAGAAGAAGGCGGCATCAACAAGAAAAGTACTGTAGCTGCCAACAGCGGCGCAAAAGGTGCTGTTGCTAAACCAGTCTCAATGACCGGCGACACAGCACAAGGACGTACTGCTCCTACAGCCAAAGACATGGGCAGCACAACACAGCCCAACATGAAACCTGCCACTAAGCCACACTTGGCTCAGGCCGCAGGTGTCAACAACAAGTCTGTGATCCAATAAGGTAACCCGGTAAATGGCTCTTTACCTCCGTGAAAATCTTACTTTCGACGCTGCTCGCATTATTGTAGAAGGCAGCGACGAAGGTAAGAACCTTTACATGAAAGGCATCTGCATCCAAGGCGGTGTTAAGAATGCCAATGAGCGAGTCTACCCTGTGAATGAAATTGAACGTGCAGTCAAAACACTGAACGAACAAATCACAGGTGGCTACTCTGTATTGGGAGAGGTGGATCACCCGGATGATCTCAAAGTAAACCTTGACCGCGTTAGCCATATGATTACAGAAATGTGGATGGATGGCCCCAACGGATTCGGCAAGTTGAAGATTTTACCCACGCCAATGGGCAATTTGGTTCGCACCATGCTGGAAAGCGGTGTGAAATTAGGAGTTTCTAGCCGAGGTAGCGGAAACGTTAACGAAGCGAACGGACATGTCAGTGACTTTGAAATAGTCACTGTTGATGTGGTTGCTCAACCCAGTGCGCCAGGCGCATA